GGTTAAAAACCGAATGGGTCCACCTCTTCGCTCTATTGATTATGATATTTACTTTGATAGTGGTATTGACAATTATGGTTCTTGGTTAGAAATGATGAAGACCTACAAACTTGTAAATCAGTCAGGTGCTTGGTATACCTATGTGGATACTGAAACCGGTGAAGAATTAAAATTCCAAGCCAAGAACTTTGAAGAAATGATGGAGTCACGACCAGAATTAAAAGAAACAATCTATCAAAAAATTTGTGATACTTACATTATGTCTTACAAAGAGTCAAGTGCTCAATCAAACATTGATAATGTTGAATTAACCGATTTTGATGATTAGTAAATACGCAGAACTCCTTAAAGAAGTTAAGAAAGAACATTTAGAGGTTAAAGAAGAACACCTAAATGATAGAGTGCTTATTGTAGATGGATTGAATCAGTTCATTCGTGTCTTTGGGGCAGTTCCTGCGTTAAATGATGATGGTGAACACTGTGGTGGTATAACAGGTTTCTTGTTATCCACCGCAGCAACCATCAGAATTATCAAACCAACTCGTGTAGTTGTAGTGTTTGATGGCAAGGGTGGTTCCCAACGTAGAAAGTCAAAATATAGTGGTTATAAAGAAGGTCGGACCGGTCTAACCAAAATCAACCGATTGGCTGGTTATGAAGACCTTGAAGACCAACAACAATCAATGAGGTATCAGTTTGCACGACTGATTGAATACCTACAAGTATTGCCGGTTTCGTTGACATATATTGACCACGTTGAAGCGGATGATATTATAGCATATCTTGCAAATCACTATTTCCAAAAAGAAGTAGTAATCGTATCATCAGACAAAGATTTTCTTCAATTGATAAACCCACGAATTAAAGTGTGGTCTTCTAATAAAAAGAAAATGTATGATGAGTCATTGGTTAGACAAGAGTATGGCGTAATACCTCAAAATCTTGTGTTTTATCGTGTCCTAACCGGAGACGCTTCTGATAATATCAAAGGTGTTAAAGGTGTTGGTGATAAGACCATAGAAGCCAAAATGTCGTTTTTAAACAATGGTGAATTGGAGTTAGATGAGTTCATAAATGAGTGTTCTAATGTAGATGAGAAATTATCAAAAAAGTTGATGGATAACATAGATGTTATACGAATGAATTTCGACCTTATGCAGCTGCGAAATCCAGAAATTGCATCATCTATAAAATCCAATGTTAGAACCATTATGGATAATGGGACCAATCAATTGGATATGATTGAGTTTAAGAAAATGTTTATGGGTGATAAATTATATACCGCTTTTGCTGATGTTGATTCTTGGTTAAGAAATTCTTTTCTAAATTTAGATACCCTCATTAAGAAGCATTTAAATGGTAAATGATTTTGATACACGAGTTTGGTATGGGTCAATACAATACGGACCATTCTCCGCTACTAATTGGTTTTCAATTGGTGGTGTAGAACACCCATTATTTAAAACTTTAATATCAAGGATAAAGTCTGAAGTGCCTGAAGTATATAACTTTGAGTTATACACTATGGGTGGTATTTTAGAAGATTGGATGAGTTGGGATGTTGACCTAGCTTTAATAGGTGAATACAAACCAGACTTAATTAAAAAGTGTTTTGAAGGGATTGTTGGTATAGCATTTGATTTACATTTATATGTAGATTTACAATATCAAGAAAAATTATGGCGAATTGATGAGTTTTCAAAAACAGGTCAATTGAACGAAATACACGAAAATTACGAATTATCAAACTATTTTGTAAGAGATGGTCAGATTGAAGACCTCAGCCATTATCAACTGATTGATGGAATCTATAAGCGTAATGTAATATATCCATTTCCAAAACACATTGAAAAATATGCAGAAGGTTATGTTTATAAATCACCACTTTGTTTGGTTTAAGATTTGGATAATTCAAAATAAAGTCGTATATTAGTGTCTATGGAAAAATTCGGAAGTAAATACGGAACATCGTTCCAAAATAAAATCATATCAGCTCTGTTGAGTGATAGGAGTTTTTCTCGCCAAGTATTTGACATTATAAAATCAGAATACTTTGATTCAGAAGCGTCAGAGTGGTTGGTTCGTGAAATTATGTCTCATCTTGAAGAATACGAAAAACTACCAACGCTGGATGTCTTAAAAGTTAGAATCAATACCGTAGATAGGGATGTTCTAAAAACAAGTATTGTAGATACACTTAAATTTGCGTGGAATCACCTTGAAAGTGATGATTTAAACTATGTTAAAGAACAAACCCTTGACTTTTGTAAAAATCAATGTATAAAAAATGCAATTCTTGATTCCGTAGAGTTATTAGAACAAGGTAAGTATGATGTGATTAAAAAGAAGGTTGATGATGCTATGAAAGCAGGTCAAGATTCTAATTTGGGTCACGAATACAAAACTATGATTACGGAACGATACGAAGATTCTATCAGAAATGTAGTATCAACCGGATGGCAGTGTATTGATGAAATTACGCAGGGTGGTTTTGGAAAAGGTGAGTTAGTTTTATTTGCCGCCCCTCCCGGCATCGGTAAGTCGTGGTCTTTAGTTAACATCGGCGTGGCGGCTATGAAATTAGGTAAGACTGTGGCTCACTACACCCTTGAATTAAATGAAGGGTATGTAGGACAAAGATACGATGCTGTTTTGAGTAAGATTGCAGTTGCAAATCTGAAATACAATATGGAAGATGTTAAGAAATCAGTTATGAATGTTAAGGGAGACTTGATTGTGAAACATTACCCAACCAAAACCGCCAGCGTGACTTCATTAAAAGCCCATATGGATAAGATGATTTTACGAGGTAAAAAGCCGGATGTTGTAATAGTGGATTATGCTGACCTACTGCGTGGACCATCAAATAAAGAACGACACGAAGAATTAGAAACCATTTTTGAGGACTTGAGGGGTATGGCTGGGGAGTATGAAATACCTGTTTATACCGCATCTCAAATCAATCGCAGTGGTGCAGATGATGACATTATTACAGGCACCAAAATCGCAGGTTCATTTTCTAAAATGATGACCGCTGACTTTGTGGTATCGCTTTCTCGTAAGATTGAAGACAAACTTGCTGGAACAGGAAGATGGCATGTCATTAAGAATCGTTTTGGTCCTGATGGTATGACTTTTCCATCAAAAGCCAACTTCTCTACGGGTGAAATTTCCATCTATAATGAGGATTCCATTTCTGGTCAACAAACCAAAAAAGAGATGAAAGGTGGGGAGAGTTTAGTAAGAAAAGAACTTGCTCAAAAATATAAAGAAATGAAGGGTGAAATAGATTTTTAACTACTATGTATATTCACCCACACAAAAATATGTCTAACAATTTAACGGAAAAATCGCATGTCACTATTTGATGAACGAATCCCATACAAACCCTTTGAGTATCCTGTTTATTATACCGATGGTTGGTTATTACAAGCTCAAGCATTCTGGCTACATACCGAAATCCCAATGCAAGGGGATGTAAAAGACTGGAATGAAAATTTGTCAGTTTCGGAAAAAAACTTGGTGGGAAACATTCTTTTAGGATTTGCTCAAACTGAATGTGCTGTTTCTGATTATTGGACTACAATGGTAACCCATTGGTTTCCAAAACACGAAATTAAACAAATGGCTATAATGTTTGGTTCACAAGAAACCATTCACGCTACAGCGTATTCGTATTTGAACGAAACCCTTGGTCTTGAAGATTTTGAAGCGTTCTTACACGAACCCGCTACTGCTGAAAAGTTTGACTTGTTGATTCAAACTAAAGCAGAATACAACCACGAAGATTTAAAGTGGAGCAAAGAAGCAAGAGAAGATGTTGCTCGCTCACTTGCAATCTTTTCCGCATTTGCAGAAGGTGTATCGCTTTACTCCTCATTTGCAGTTCTTTACTCATTCCAAATGAGAAACCTTTTAAAGGGAATTGGTCAACAAATGAAATGGTCAGTTCGTGATGAATCACTACACTCAAAGATGGGATGTCAACTTTTCAGACATATGTGTGATGAGTTTCCTGGTCTAAAAACTGATGTTAGAGAATCGGTTATTGAAGCTGCTGAATTGATTGTAAAGTTGGAAGAAAACTTTATTGATAAAATGTTTGAAATGGGTGACCTTGAAAATCTTAACTCAAAAGATTTAAAAAACTTTATTCGTAAGCGTGCTAATGAAAAATTAGTAGAGTTAGGATACGAACCTCAATTTAATTATGAAAAAGAATCTGCTGATGAATTAGAATGGTTCTATCACCTAACAGGTGGTTTGACTCACACCGATTTCTTTGCACTCCGAC